TGGTCGCCCGTCATCTCCTTGACCCGAGCTTTACCACGCTTCCTGGCGTTGCTCTTCTTTGCGATTGCTGGAGCCATGATGTCTTTTCTGACAGCGGTGCTGTCACACATGGGACACAATAACTGTCCCTGTGCCAGTTGGTTCTCGTAGTCCTCGTTGCTGGGGAACCAGCCCTCGAACTTGGCAGAGCATTCACACTTTAGGGAGAATTTTATCATAAAACTATTTACATTATATACTTGACCTTGGATTGTGTCTACTATATAATCGAGACATGGCATTACACAACTCATCAGGATACACACCAGGCGCGGCCAAGAAGACTTCACAGGGCAGGAACAAGAGCAGGATCAAGAAGAGCTCTATGAACAAACACAAGAAGAGAAGTTACAAGGCGTATGCAGGGCAAGGAAAATAACGTAGACCTTCAAGACGAGATAAGGATCTTGAGACTACAACTGGGCAACCTCGAGGTGCAGATAGCGGACTACCAACAGATAGTCAAAGAGCTGTCTGACAAGTTGCGGCTGTACGAGGAGATCAACGGGTCAGTGTTCCGACCTGCAAGAAAATAGCAGATAAGTATGCACATGTATGAAAATGTGCCAGTCGGACTGAGACACGCCTATTCACTTTATGACAGGAAACCCAAGCAGGGCATAACCCACACGTGTAATTTACCACGCAAGGTAATCTCCGTGGATGTGGAGGGTAACTGTATGCTTTGCAGTTGCGATGCGTGGCTTCCAATATCTGTGACCAATATATTGGATGTGAGACACCTATCCGATGTGTGGAGGACCGACCTAGCCAAGAAGTTGCAGGATGACGTGGACTCTAAGAAGTTCACTTGGTGCTCTGTCAACTCCTGTGGAGTGATGAACAGGGATCAGGTGCGCGACAGCCATTACATTTCTATTAACGTTGATGAGAGTTGCAATCTTGCCTGTCCTAGTTGTCGCATTAGTAAAATAAACTGGACCTCAGGACCCAAGTACGAAAACAGGCTTAGGATAGCAAAACATCTACTACATTTGATCGATGGTTTTGATGATCCTTTGGAAGTCATGATGAGTGGCAACGGGGATCCATTTGCGTCATTGATATACCGTCCCTTGCTGTTGGACATGAAACCAAAGGAAAACATATCACTGAGATTATTAACCAATGGCCTACTGATCAAGAAACTGATGCCACACACGAGGATGAAGGACAACATAAAGTTCTTAGACATATCCATAGATGCCGGCGACAAGCATACCTATGAGAAGGTTCGCCTAGGGGGTAGATGGGAAACACTGCGGGACAATCTGGACTATGTGAAAGCAAATTTCAAATGTCCGGTCACACTGAAATTTGTGCTACAGAAGAACAATTTAGACAGCCTAGACAACTTTGTAGAACTGGTCGACAGTTACGGGTTCAGTGGCAACATAATGCCTATTGAAGACTGGTCGTCAATGAAAGATTTCAAAGATCACAATGTCCTTGATAAAAATCATCGATTGCATACCAAGGCATTAGAAAAAATACAAGCCCACAGGACAAACCCTAATCTATTTTTCCACGGTATTTAGAAAGAACGAGTAGTCAGTCCAAACATCACCGCATCTTTACGACGACGGAACTTGATGTGCTCGTGGTCTATGATGAACACATTACACCTACCACCATACTTCTTCAACACATCCTCGGCTTCCAGTGGCCTTATTGTTATGTGATCCTCCTCCGGCAATGGACAACGGTAACCCCAGAACATGGGCCACCAGTGTAAGGGATTGATGCTATCGTATCGCTCCTTCATGACCACGAGGAATATCAAGGGAGTGATGGTGAATGGTTCCATCCAGAGCGGTATGGCATCAAATGTGAGCCAGTCGATGAGATGTATAACGCCGGTCCAACCCAACAGTATGGCGACGAACACGCCCATCAAGGGCCAGAACTCCTCATCCAGATCGAGGTCCGGATCCGGGTGTGAGTACATCCTGCGCAACTGCTGTTGACTCAGTTTCATATAAAGTATATAGTTCACGAATATAATTAACTGTACATAATTTGTTGTAACGCTCTCAAAGAAGTTCACAACAAACAATTTCCAAAAAAACTACAATGAGGATAACCTATGAAGAAGATGATAGCATCTATCGCCTTTCTGTTCTTTACGGCGGTGTCTGCCATGGCGGACTACACCATATACCTACCCACCAAGCCAGGATCTGGACTTGACCAATGGGCACAGGTCGTGATAAAAGAACTCAAGAAACACATCGACGGAGACGTCAAATCTGTACACATACCAGGTGCGAGACACAGACTGGGCATGAACAAGTGGCAGAACGAGAACAGGTTCAACGAAGGAGCCATCACTGTCACGGGAGGCACGACCTCGGTCAACACATTAGTGGTGTCCGGTGTCGAATACGATTACACCACCTGGGACGCCATTGGTGTCCAGTTGCTGGACATATTCGTTGGCAAGAGGAAAGACTGGAATCCCAAGGACGGAGGCATGGTGTTCGGCAACGATCACGCGGCCGGTGATGTGACGGGCATGGTGCTGATGTACTGTGGTAACCTGGACGGCAAGATCGAATCGTACAAGAAGTGTGTGGACGAGGACATGAAGTACGTTAAGGGTGTGGATGACAAACAGGGTACGCTGATGTTCGCCAATGGTGAGTTCAACGTGTTCAGGGGCAACCCAACCGCATGGACAAAGAAGATAGCCAAGTTCGGACACGGAGAACTTTGGTTCACACAGGGAGTATACGACAAGAAGAAAAAGAAAATCGTGACCAATCCCAACGCACCAGGCAAGGACTTTGACACAGTTTTCAAAGAAACATGGGGTGAGGAACCCAAAGGTGAACTATATGACGCCTACAGATTAGTGCAGTTCCAGAACGACTCACTACAGAAAGGACTATGGGTTAACAAGGATGCCCCTCACAGGAAAAAACTCGTGAAGGCATTGAAGAAAATGTTAAAAGATCCCGAGTCCAGGGCGATCATTGCCAAAGCGTCCGGCGGTGATTACGAATGGGCCATAGGTGAGGAAGCAGACAAGATAGTTGAGTATCAGCGATCCCTTTACACTGAGAAAAAACTCAAGGATCTAGTCTGGTGGTTCAACAACATCTTCGGTTGGAAGGCCGAGTTCAAACCTGAGCTGTTGAAGTAACATGGACTACGCGGTCTGGTGCCTGCTGGGGACTTTGTACGGTATCCTATTGGGTGTCATACCCATGGCAGGTGCCGGGACCGCGATGTTGCTCGTATTCTCCTTCGCAGGATACTTTGATCCCAATCCCTATTACGGATTGGTATTTCTGATAAGTGTCATAGCGGCATCCAGTACTGCGGATTCATACACATCGCTACTCACGGGCATACCAGGAGCCTCGACCACAGCGGCATCCATCATCGATGGGTATAAGATGAGCAAGAATGGAGAGGCCGCCAAAGCGATCGGTATAGCAATGGCGGATAGCACATTCAATGGCATATTCTTTGGTATACTCGCATTCGCACTACTACCTTTTTACGCCCCCATCATCTACAAGTTTGGTGTGCCTGAACTGTTCATGTTTATGACACTGTCGATAGCGTGTGTGGCGTTCATTGTTTCCAAGAACTTCTGGTTGAGCTGTGTGGCCATAGCAATTGGTGCCTTCATAGGATTGATAGGTATAGATCCACAGACGGCGGGACCGAGGTTCACGTTTGGAACCTTGTATCTACAGGATGGTGTGCCCATCATCATGATGATAGCAGGACTGTTTGGCATACCAGAACTGGTGTCTGGTTTCCACTTTGGCAAGAACAGGCCAGCACCCATCAACAACTATTTCTCACAACTGTTCGACGGCTTCCGTACTACACTGAGATTGTGGCGGGACTCCATACGCGGAGGTTTCATAGGATTCATAGCGGGCATACTGCCAGGTGTGGGACCTGTGGGAGACATGCTGGCCTATGGTGCCACAGTCAAGGCACACCCCAATGACAAGTTCGGTGTGGGCAACCCCAAGGGACTGGCAGGCTGTGAAGGGGCCAACAACGCACAAAAGGCCGGCAGTCTGATACCGACCGTGTTGTTTGGCATACCAGCATCTCCTTTCGCGGCCATATTCATGAGCATGTGTATAACATTTGGACTGGATGTGGGCAACCCCTTCATGCTAGAAGACAAGAAATTCCTGTCCTTGTTGGGTTACGGGTTCGTAGGAGCCACGGTACTGACATTCATCATCTGTATCTTTACATCTAAGTTACTTGTCAAGATATTAGAGATACCTTATTGGATATACGCGGCATTCATATTTGCGATCATCATATACACTTGCCAATCTTACACAGGCCTGTACATGGACTACGTCACGTTGGCCGGCTGTAGCATTTTAGGTTTGATATGTTACAAGTTCAAGATAAGCCGACCCGCCATATTGCTTACCTACATCATCATAGACAAGTGGCAAAACCTAGGACAGCAGTGGCTCACCATGTACACCTGGGATCAGATGCTGACAAGACCATTGTTTATTGCTTTACTTCTGCTTGTTTTATTGTTAGTATATAGAAGCATAACACAAAAAAACAAAGGCATAGATTACGCATAATAACTAGCAATATGATAGATCAAGAAGCACAAGATTATTTTTACAAAAATGTTTGGCAATCAAACATTCATTTATTCAAACATTCCGGCAACAACTTAGTTGACGAGATCAACAGACTCGAACCAGGCCTGGTCATAGACGCAGGGTGCGGGATCAATTACCTCAAAGGTAAAATAAAAAATCTAGTAGGATATGATCCTGTGTTTGACGAAGCAGACATCAAGTGTGGACATTGGGACGCGCCGTTCAAGCCCGAGTGTGCAGATGTAATTTTAGCGTTGGGTTCCGTGAATTGGGGGAATCATGATGATATCGCTCATATGCTCATTAAATTGAAATCATGGTTGAAACCGGGAGGTAGACTCTACATGAGAGGAGCACCCGGAGGTTACAAAAACGACCAAGGTCTCAAATGGTTCCAGTGGGGCACTAAAGAAATAGATTACTATGCTCGACTGATGGATTTTGATGTGGAACGTATTGATTTAGAATACAACACTGATGGGACATTGCCTGAAAGGGAATGGCCGCACAGGTACGTCTGGTTATATCGTAGAAGATAAAAGATCCCTTACAGCATCAGGCAACACAGGATCTGACATCCTTTCTGGATGCCAAACCATACCAAACACTGGCAAATCCTTGTGTCGGAAGGCCTCAACATTACCGTCCTTGTCCTCGGCTAAGGACACGAAGTCCTCGGGTAATCTTTCAATCACTTGTGTGTGATAACTGTTCACGGTGTAGATCTTCTCCCCCATGGTCACGGAGTGATCTTTGTCAACATGACCTTCTATGGATCCATTCACTCCTCCCGCGAGCTCGTTTATGACGAAAGCACCATGACAGATTCCTATTATAGGTTTGCCTTTATTCATCGCGTGATCATACAACATATTCTCAGTCTGGTTCCTTGCGACACTGTCCGGACCTCCCGTCAGCAACAGGCAGTCATACTCGTTGTTTGGTATTCTAACTGTGTTTGCTACGGGTAATAGCTCATGTCCGGTCAAGAAGTCATAATACGCCCGTTCCAACGCGTCAAACACGAAATTCCTTGGTGGCTTGACGTATTCCTGTTGGCTGATCAATATCCTCATATGGCTATTTAAGTTTGAGCAAGATGTTGGTAAATATTGATGTATACAAAAAGGAGACATATATGTTATCAGGAAAAGAATTCGTAGCGAAACTTGAGCAGGACAACGAGGCCTTATTCAGAGCGTCTGAGTTACAGATCAAGCACTACTACGAGAACACCACAGACAAAGACGAGTTGATCGATAACTTCACTGGTCGTATGGTCAATGAGAGAATGAACATGGAAGAAATTTCAAGAGAGATCGCGGCACTTCCAGCCGGAACGGATCCTGAGAAATTGGTTCTACTTTCAAAACAGGCACATGACGAGGCGAAGCACTTTCAATTCGTGAGAGAAGTTGTAGAGTATCTAAAAGGCGAAAAGATCGACATTCAACAAGCGGTCGAGAGCCATGCAGAAAGACTACACCAAAAAGGCGCGGCCATGATCAAGAAGTACAACTGCAACAACAACCCGTTGATGCTAGCCATGTACCAACTGATCGCAGAAGGCAGGGCGGCGAGAAACTGGGCCATGATGGCCGAGTGCATTGAAGACAAATTCATTTCTTCAAGGTACGCCAAGATCGCCAGGGATGAAACATTCCACGCTTCAATCGGAAGAATGGAACTTGAGAAACTTTGTGACTCACAAGAAGCTCAGGACGAGATCAACTCTGTGATCAATGAGTTCAGACGAGACTTATTTGCGATCACTTCTAGCAAGACTGGTACACTTGAAGAAAGTGCCAAGTTGATGGAAGTCTACGCATAATCAAATCTTAAGACAAAGCACTAAAGGGCGGTAATTTTATCGCCCTTTTTTTACGGCTTAAATATCCGTATGGAACACAGCAAAGATTATTCACAGGACATATTAAAAAAGATAGACGAGGACCTACAGGATTCCGATCAAGCGATCAAAAAATCGAAGGCACACTCCGAGGCCAACGCAGTCAAGACCGGCAGGAAGTTGGAATACGGCAAGAGCCGTTGGGACTTTGAGAAGAAGAGGGCACTGGAGAGGGGAGCCTATCACTTTGACTGGAGCAGGAAGGACAACATCGAAGACGTGTTGATGTTTCACGGCAACGTCGATATGGACTGTGACTACTTCATTGACACATACGGTGACAAGGCAATGGACAATGCTGTCCATTGGGCCACACGAAATAAAAGTGTTGGAGAGAACTATGGCATAGACCAAGAGGTATATGACATCGTTAGGTCGGGTGGTGATCCCGAGGCCAAGATATACGGCAGGGCCAACATGTTCACGGACCCAAAGGCAGTAGCACTGGCAGAAGGATTGCTTGGACTGTATGACTATGAACTCAAATTGCACTCACAGGTTTGTGGTCAACTTCTCCACATGCACATGGACAACTTCGCGGCCAGACTTGACAGGCAGAACAGTTTCGACGAGCTGGATTACGACGTGGATCCCAAGAAGGTGCACAGGTTCGTGGTGTTCCTGAACGATTGGAGCATGGGACAGATATGGCACCAAGGCACGGCAGTACACACTCACTGGAAGGCGGGTGATATCATCAGTTGGCACTGGCAGGACTTCCCGCACGGAACGGCCAACATGGGTTGGGACACAAGATACATATTACAGTTCACGGGTAGGACCACGGACAAGACATGGAAATTCATAGAAAATACCACGAAGGATTCCAAACACGTCCTTGACATACACAGCAAATCACTATAATATTAATTGATGTACATACTAATGACAGGTGCCCCTGGTTCAAAATGGAGCAGTGTTTTTAAAAATATTCATAAATCACCGGACGTAGATCAATCCGATTACACCGACGGAAGAACCTACTGGCACGATGCTGACACACCGGGCCGCAAACAACTCATGCACACCGGGGCCTATTGGGATCCAGGAATGGAGTTTGATTGCAAGGTAGAAGAGTGGGACAAACCATTTTCAGGTCTGGGAAAAAGGATTATCAAATCACACACTTTCGCACATCAACTAAACAATCTAAAAAATTTAGGCTACCCCATTATAATGGTTTACAGGAACGACTACGAGTGCCTGAAGTGGTGGAAACTGTGTGGAGAATTTAACATCACATACCCCAACTATCAATACTTCGAGGACCTAGACAAGATGTGGAGACACATTCAAGCAGAGAACAAAGACATAATGGAATTCGTCAAAGATAACTCAAACAGAATCTCTAAACCAAAAGACAACGTGGATTTGTGTAGAAGTCTAAGAATCAGTTTCCCTTCGACCAATGGACGATTACACAACTACGAACACAACGACATCAAGGTATATCTATATGAATAGAAGGATCTTCGCAGAACTTGTCCGTAAAACAGGCAATGACGTTTCAAAGGTTACACAGCAGTTGATCAAAGAAACATTTGGGGTGGTTGTTGATAAAAAATATGCTAGTCTAGTGGATTACACCAACGATATAGATGTCAAATGTTTGCATCAATACTTCGCCAAACACTGGCAGGCTGATATGAAGAAATGGAAATATTCTGGACTATCACTTATTGATCAAGTGAACCAGTTGAATCCCAGAGCGGTTCTCGATGTGGGGTGTGGATACCACGAGTTCAAGGGCAAGATAAAAAATATTACGGGTATCGATCCTTACAACGACAAAGCAGACTATCAAGTGGACCTGATGAGTTTTAGACCACAGCACAAGTTTGATGTGATATTGGCGTTAGGGTCCATCAACTTTGGTGGTCGTAACAAGATCATAGCAGAAGTTTCTAAGTGTGTTCATATGCTTGAGGACGAAGGATTGATATTTTTCAGGGTAAACCCGGGTGTGCAACATGACAAATACGAAGCAAAATGGATAGAATTCTATGCGTGGAATGTGCCATTCATAATAGAACTTGCAGAAATTTTAAATCTCAAAGTGTTAGATATCAAGGATGATAACAATAAACGTAAATATTTCGTCTATAGGAAAGTAAAATGAGTAGACTTATGCTAGAATTGTGCTACAATAAAGTGTAAATACCTACAATGCAAAAACACACTAGAAGTTTATTAGAAGAATTGAGCTCGATGCCTCTCAAAAGGGATAAGGAAGAGGTCGTGGAGAGCAGAGCATCACACATCCTGGAATCGGCCATAAGGCTGATGCACTACATAAGAGAGAATTTTGATCAAGATACAGCATTCAAATTAGAGAAGAAATTTAACTCAGCACTGAAGAACATGGACGCTTCTAAATTCTCAAAAGGCGTGGCACGCATCAAGGAGAACCGAGACATCAAAGAGAACGTGCTGAAGATCCGAGACGGTGAATACCAAGAGGATTAATGTCTGAGAAGATTAAAATCTCGACACACTCTCCATTCCAAAAACTTAAAGTGGCGGCGATAGGACAAGTGTTGTCGGAAGATACGTTTGACTGGATTACCGAAGAAAAGATAAAAGGACCCATGCAGAGGATATTGAAGGAGACCAACGAGGATCTGCTAGAATTCAAAAGAGTACTGGAAGGACTGGGAGTGGAAGTCTATCAACCCGAATCTTTACATCGTGGTATCCTCAGTGATGAGAAACAGATACCACACGTTCCATTACAACCACGAGATGTGTTCCTCACACTGGGCGACAAATGTTATCAACAGAACACCCATCAAGTCTATGATTACATGAAAAATATCGTGCATGAAGATTGCATGGTGGATCTCTTCAACGAGGTATATGGCCTAGGTGGTGAATCTTTCGAAGGACATGAACTCATCTCAGGTGCGAATAGTGTTAAATTAGGCAAGCACATAATAATGCCCGCCGACGGGCCAGAAGGATTCGTCCACCCGGACAGACCAATGTTCAATCACATAATACACAAATGGAAACAACAAGGGTACGAGATAATTCAAACGGATGATGTGGGGCACACCGACGGAATCATAAGTTTCATCAAGCCAGGAGCGTTCATGCGAGTCGGTCGATCTCCATCACAGGAACGAGAGTTATTTTCAAAATGGGACAGGCTAGAACTTGGACAACAAGGTTGGATGCATCCGGCCATGAACAAATGGATGTCTGAAAAGAACCTTGTGAACGGCAGATGGTGGATAGACGGTGAACAAGACAATCCGCAACTACACAAATTCATCAATGATTGGTGTGATCACTGGGTGGGTTATTGTGCAGAATCGGTATTTGATGTAAACACGCTAGGAATATCAGAGCAGTGTGTGTTGGTATCCAGTTATAATAAGGAAGTTTTCAAATTCCTCGAGAAACACAATGTCGAACCTATCATAGTACCGCTAAGACATCGTTACTTCTGGGACGGTGGACTACACTGCTGTTCGTTAGATCTAGTGCGTGAAGGTCAACGTGAGGATTATCTATCATGATATTTTGGATAGCACCATCTGGAGGTAACAACAGTTATATATGCATGAAACTGATAGGTAAGGAAACAGGTTCCACCACAACCTATCATGATGCAGGCACACATTCAGATGGAAAACAGATAATCAATATCATGCACTACGGAACTAGGAACGAAAACACCAAGGTTGTGGTCGCACAAGATTACAACAATGTGAAAAACATTATGTCGGAGAACGATGTTGTGATACAAAACTACATAGACGATTACAGAGAACTGCTTCTGATCAATTGGTTTGAAAAAAATCAAGCACCTCTTGGCAACGAACCGAGTCTTAGATACGGATGGAAATCTTCTTGGATTGCTTGGCAACAGGACCTCTGGAAGGATGTGTCAAAACTCCCTGTCACTTCGGCCGTGTGTGAGTGGATGTGCAAATTATGGGATAATAACTTTGAAGACATCAAAAGACAAAAAGAGATAGAAAAGGTGTTCAACTGGTCCTGTATGTATAAATCATCCGAGGCAACGGTAGCCGAATTTGAAAATATTGGTTACAATTATACAGTCAAAGAACATGACAGTTGGTTAGCCAGTCAAAAGAACATCATCGATATTTGGAAAAACATTCGAGAAAACGTAGGAAATCCTATGAATGTGACTGATGACATCTGGAAAGGAATTGCTATGGGAATTTACGCAAGAAACAACAACATGACGAGACAACAGGTAGAAAATCACTTTAATTTGACCAAATAAATATCAACATGCTAATCGAAGATATATTAAACGAATTCAAAAGAACACATTTAGAACATATAGAGGATATAGTGATCACCGACGGCTACGAGGGTGGACGTGCTGTGTTAGAATACTTTAAAGGACTTTTATTAACGCTCAAAGGAACAAGTTCAGAGGCAGTGAAAGTGTCTGTGAAATGGGACGGTGCGCCGGCTGTAGTTTGTGGTATAAATCCAGACAACGGCAGATTCTTCGTGGGCACCAAGTCAGTGTTCGCCAAGGCGGCCAAAATCAACTACACCAAACGAGACATAGCAAACAATCACGGCACGGACGACCTTGGACAGAAACTGTTGAAATGTCTTGTGCATCTAAAGAAACTAGACATGACGGGAGTGTACCAGGGAGATCTTTTGTTCACGGACGAGGACATCACCCGCAAGAACATAGACGGCAAACCCAACCTCACATTCACACCAAACACCATCACATATGCTGTGCCAGAACAATCGGACCTAGGCAAGCAGATAGATAGTGCCAAGATGGGTATCATATTCCACACCACATACGTGGGTGATACCTTAGCGCAAATGAACGCACAGGCCGGAGCGGACGTTGACTCGTTCACGCGATCGCCAGACGTGTTCTTTGACAACGCCACCTACAAGGACGTTTCGGGTTCCGCTAAGTTCACGGACGCGGAGACCAAGCAGTTCTATAATGGTATCGAGAAGCTGGAGGCATTGCTCAACAACGTGCCTAGGAATCTCGCAAGTGTGTTGGGACAGAACCAGGACTTCGTGCCCATGTTCCAGATGTACATCAACGCCATGGTGAGGGAAGGAAAACTACCAAACGATGCCATCAAGTTCCTGCAGGGATTCAAGCAGTTCTACACAGACAGGATGCGACAGCAGATGTCAGGACTCAAAGCACAAAAGGCCCTTAACTTAAGACAAGAGAAAATGAAACAGATGCCCATATTCCTCAACAGAGCTAAGAAGCCACTACAGGCCATGCTGACTTTCTACAGAGCAGTACAGACAATGAAGGCGTTTGTGCTTCGCAAGATGAACCAGGCACAGGCCATTGGCTCATTCCAACAGACAGATTCGGGATTAGAGGTCACAGAGCCAGAAGGATTCGTGGCGGTGGACCGGTCAGGCAGTGCCGTCAAGTTGGTAGATAGATTGGGATTCTCTAGAAGAAACCTAACTGCGATCAACAAATTTAAAAATAACTAATATTAATGAAATCTAAACCATTCCCTATCACGCAGGGTATTCCTTGCCAATTAAAATGGAATCATTCTACCGTGTTCCTAACCATGGCTTCAACAGCCAGTTGTCATCGTGTGACGCACGATCCCTACGAAATAAAAAATGGGAAAATAGAGTTCCACAATATAAAAACAAAAATAGAGGCCAGGGAAAAAATGTTGAGCGGTCAGTGGCCAGGTCGAGGGTGCGAACACTGTAAGAGTACAGAAGATTCCAAAGGAAATTCTGATAGATTGTCATCTTTGAATATGCCAGGAGTTACTGCCCCCAAGGAATTGGAAACCAACAGAAAAGCAACAAGGGTGACCCCAACACAACTAGAAATTTATTTCAGTAATACTTGTAATCTTAAGTGTATCTATTGTAACAGCAAATTCAGTTCCACGATAGATAACGAGAACAGAATACACGGAGAATATTTATGGGGGGACATCAACAACAGGGACGAACATCTGTACTTGCCGGGTAAAATTGAAATAAATCCAAAAATTCAAGAAGATACCGATAAATTGTTTTTATGGTTAGACCAGCACATTCAAGATCTCAACAAACTTATGATACTAGGTGGAGAACCATTCCTACAAAAAGAAACCGAAAGATTGGTGGAATTTCTCGAGGGCACATCGAATAAAAATCTAACATTGGTCGTTTTTTCAAACTTGACAGTGGATACAGCAAGAGTACAGAAATGGTTGGCAAGGATGTGGTCATTGGTGGAAAAAGGTCAACTTTATAATATTCAAGTGGTAGGAAGTCTAGATTGTTGGGGAGACCAGGCAGAATATGTGAGGAAAGGACTAGATCTCAAAAAGTATGTTGAAAATTTTGAATTTATACTAAACAGGACAAGAATAACCCCCAGCATTAACAGTGCCATGACAGCCCTCACTATACCAACCCTGCCCGATCTTATAAGAAAGGTCAACGAATGGTCAACAATAAGAGAGGTGTACTGGAGTGGAATGAAGGCCGGGGACACGGGAAGGAAATACTTGAATCCAACTATTTTTGGTAAGCATATTATTCCCCTAGGAATGGACGAAGCAATACAAGTATACGAGACAAATGGTGATCCTATAAAAGAATCCCAATTAAACAACTTAAAAGGCATAAGGCAAGAAGCAAACGTCACAGAGCCTGATCAAATACAACAAAAACTACTCAAAGTCTATCTCAAAGAATTAGACAGGCGACGCGGCACTGATTACAGAACTTTGTTTCCCACAATCGACCTATTATTCGATTCCTAAAAACTTCATCACAGTTTTACGAAGTTCCTTCTTATAGGAACTTTCACTCCAGAAGAGATCGTAGTTATGCTGTCTAAGTTTCTTGGAAGAAAGATAAGCATCTTCCCACTTGAAGTTTTTTAGGCTCTCGATTAGTACATAGATTTTTTCAATTCTTTTAAATGGATCAGGTTCTAAATCGTAACTTTCGTCGAAGTATGATGAAAAGGTTTTGAACCCAAACTCTCTTATCTTCTGCAGGTATAGATAATTTCCGTGTACTATAAAAAAATGTTGACACAGTATTGGTTTCCATAATTTTTCCGTGATGAAAAGATTGTCATTATCGTTGGTTTCGCTTATGATAGAACAGCAGGTGTGTTCATATGGTTTTGTGTATATGTCCTGATCCTTTCCCCTTAAGGGATAGTTGTCTGAATCAACATCTGGGAGTTCGTATTCGGGTTTCAGTCTCACTGGTTCATTCAGACCTATGAACGATGTAAGGCTGTCGCCCAATAATTTGCCCTGCATCATCTTGTTCCATAGAAGTGTTCTATGTCTCCTGGGAAATTTATTCAAGTAGAGATATCTGTATGGTTTGTGCGAATGATCACAATCATATCTTTTACCTAGGTGTTGTTGACGCATCCAATACCAGAACCACGTGGCATCTCCCAACCACTCTGTGTAAGATAGACCTTTTAGAATTTCATAGAATTTGCTTGTTTTGATGTTCTCCGCACTTTCCCACGGCCTTGCTAGTATAAACTTGAATCCATTTTGTTTTAACAAAGTCGATCGGTGTGACAGTTGCTCTACGAACTCTGGATTGCTTTCGTAACCCTCCCTGTGATCTATTATACAGAATAGTTCGTCATATATATCCCAGTCATAGTTGTGCAGGTTCCAGTACTCCGGTTCAAATGTGAACTGCACATCAACTAGAGACGCATCGCGTATAAAATTCTCATAATGAAGATGTTGTCCCGAATACATCAAGTCCGTTAGAATAAAAATCTTCTTCATCTGTACAATAAATATCTATATGTTGACACCATTTCTTAAGTATGTATCTGAGGGCAAGGTCATAAGGCGACATAGTGACTTGCAGAGATACACTTTCCCAGAAGTCACAGAGAGAATATACCTCAGCTTCCTAACGCTGTCACTGATGAGTCAACACGAGGACACAGCAGATTTTGTAAAATCATACGCGGACCAGACCATGGCCAAGGGCACGTTCGACCAGGTCCGGATGATCAACAACGATCTCGCCAACATGCTGGCCATAGTGTCGGGAGACCCAGAGATAACAAAGAAATTAAAGAACAAGAACCAAGCCCAGGCCATGAGGCAGAGGCAACCGGTGCCAGTGATGGCGCTGAGGAGGTACATGAGAACATGGGAGGACCACTACAAGAACCTCACACAACTGGAAAGAGCCTTGAACATAACAGATGCGAACCTCAAGAACATCAGGAGGTCAGTGGCCAACTACAACAGGTTGGAATCCAGACTGAAACTACAGACGTTGCACAGGCTACAACAGCAACTACAGGCCAAACTGCCCAACACCGACATACTGAAGAAGTTTAAGGAACTGTGATGATCGAGTACATCTGTGAGCGTTGTGGCTGTGAACAGCACTGCAAGAAATCCTGCACCGAGTGTTTGGACTGTCCAGATTGCAGATGTAAGCAGTGCAAAAGGAAGAAATGACCTATCCAACAGGCAGAGACTTCTGGGTGGCCTACCATGGACAGCACACCGAACCCACTTTCATAGAGAACGCAGGTGATGGGCAATCAGAACTGAGGCGCGAGGCCTACAAACACATAAAATCATGGCGTGGCTGTGTTGATGCGGGCGCCAACGTGGGCATGTGGACCAGGAGCCTGATGCAGGACTTCGACAATGTACACTGCTTCGAACCCAACCCTGTGTTCGCGGAGTGCTGGAAGAAAAACATACCCACAGACCAGAACGCGGTATTACATCAGGTTGGACTAGGAGACACAGAGCACACCGCCACTTTTGATCAACCACTGCACCAGATTTTAGATCGCACTCCGGGAGACATACACATAAAGACACTGGATAGTTTCGAACTGACTCAAATAGATTTCATCAAGATAGATGTTGATGGTTACGAGGACCTACTAATCAAGGGCGCACAGGAGACCATAGCCGAGAACCTGCCGGTGATCAACATCGAGATGAAGAGGGACAAAAGACCCGGCATAGTACGTGTGGCCGAGGATATATTGAAAAAGTTGGGTTATAAACTTAAAACACGCACCAAAAGTGACGAAGTCTGGCTGAAAACGTAATAATACAGCATAATTTACCAAACACACCCATAAATACATTTAACTTGATGCCTGAGCGGCATCATAGTCATTTAAATCAGATAAAAAGGAGGATCTAAAATGGCAATTAACTCAAACAGTACTGCTTTCTACACAGCAGACAAAGTATCAATCGGTTCAGGTAAGGACATTGAATTTTTCACGGTAACAGTGAAAGATCAAAACCCAACTGCACTTGACATCGATGGATTAACACACAACGGTGGAATCGTGGACAAGATCATGCAAGCGATCCAAACCAGAGGAACAATCAAGTACTTCAACGTAACAACAACAAACGGTGTTATCACTGTGGGTGTTGAGGGTGAAGACACTTGGGGTGACTCAGACGGTAACGTTGCTTCTCCAACAGCGACAGCGGCGGCCAACATGCAGACTTACCTACAATCATTAGGTACAGCACTAGCGGCCAGAGGTACTAGAACAGCAACTTCAGATGACACGACTTACGATGTGAGTGGTACAACTGTTGTGGCTTCTGAAATGGTACTAGCGTAATCGCAATAGCATAAAAGGAGAAACACAA